TCCGAAGACGCCCGGATCAATCCCGCCGCGCACCATGTCGAGCCCTTCAACGCGGATGGGCACGCCGGCCAGTTCGTGACTAGTTGCGGCCTCCTTCGCGCCGACGAGAACTGCGCCGGCGGTCATGTTGCCGTGCGGCACGACGCGGAACGACTCGATGGTGCCTTCTTCGAGTCCAAGGGACGTGTTCAGATACGTCAGGGTGTCGTCATTGCGGGTGAGCAGGATGTCGCGGTAAACGTCCTTCGCCACGACGGCGAACGACGGGATGCCCCGGTCCAGGATCGAGAGGGCGCCGTCGACGACGGAAGCCATACCCGACGACACACCGGCGGGCACGGCGCCGGCGACAACGGGCGTCGCGGCGGCGAGCAGGTCGAGCAGGCACGCGGCGTCGGCCTGTCGGTCGTAGCTCTGCGTCATGCCCCGGAAGTATCCATCCCAGAAGCCGGGCACGTCGAAGTCGCGATATTCGCGGGCGACGGAGTGCGCGCCGGCGAAGCGGCGGGCCGTCACTTCGTAGGCTTCGGTAGTCGGAACGTTCGAGGATACGGCGGCGGGGAAGCCGGCCCATTCGGCGACCTCAGGCTCGACGAGCCAGCGCCACCCGGCGATCTTCATGGCGGTCAGCGGGCCGGATCCGATCAGCGGAATGATTCGGCGAGTAAACGCGCGCCCGTTCCACAGTTCGCCGAGCCACTGCGGAATCTGGTTGATTGCGGCGCCGGCGCCGGCTGCCGTCACGTCGGAGAGTGCAGCGAACAGGGATTCGGCGGCGGCGGCTTCGCCGGCGATTGCGGCATAGAGTGCCCGGTCGCCGGTAGCCTTCGCCCGTCCGAGATTCTGCGTCATTTCGAGGAAAGACGGGCCGGCGGGCGCGGCGGGCTTGCTCTGTGCGGTCAGGGTGTTTGGTGCGATTGCTTTGGCCACGGCGGGCGCTCCTTCTTCGGGGGTGAGTGTTGGGTCGATGACTTCTTCGGCGGGTTCGTCGATGGTTTCGACGGTGTCGATGGTGGTACGCCCGCCGTCGACGGTCGTTGTCACGGTCGTTGTTTTCGAGGCCGTGCGACCGTCGGGCGTTGTAAACGCTTCGGTGCTTTCCTCGATGGTCACGAGCGGTTCGGATGCGTCGCCGACGTCGGCGGCATACAGCGACGCCGAGGGAAACGCGCCGACGGCGACTTGCGCGGCACCAAACAGGGTGCCCGACACCAGGGCGCCGGCACGAAGCACAATGTTTTTGACTTCGGCGGAGAGCATGCGCCGGGTGCCGGTGACGGCGTCGGCGTCTTTGAGGGCGGCGTCACCTTCGGGAGTACGGGCCACGGTGAACGTGCCGACGACGCCTTCGTCGGTGTCGGTGAGGATGACAGAACGCCCGATGGGATCTTCGCGGGAGTGGTCTTTGTTCAGGGTCACGACGGAAGCGTCGGCGGGAATGGTGACCGTGCCACGCGCCACACTGAATTTGCCGAGGTTGGTGTTGCCTACTTCGCCATAGGGCAAGAGCAAGCCGGAGATAGTGCGGTCTTCGAAGCTGGCGGTGAGGGTGCCGGCCTTGATGTGAACGTCTGCCATGGGGTTAGTCCTTCGTTATCGGGCCGGTATTTTCCGGCGTTGTGGTGCGGATCTGCGCAAGGTCGAAGCGGATACGCGTGCCCGGCGGGGTGACGTCGTCCTGAGAGAAACGGGCTTCGATAGCGCCGGCCCAATAGGCGATTGAGTAGTCGGCGATTTCGTTTCGGGCGCCCTCCTGCGTCGAGTAGGTGAGTGATGCCGTCGAGAGGCTGCCGTCGAGGGCGGCGGCGGGAAGATTGAGGAAGTTAGCCACGTCGACTTTGACGAAGTTTCGACCCTCGATTGCCAGTTGTGGCGCCGTTTCGCCGTGCGCAATCAAGGTGATGTTGTGCGGGGTGAATGACACCATGCCGTTGACGTCTTCGCGAGCGGCCACGAAGTCGGAAATGAGCCCTTCGACATCGTCGACGTCGTCGAGATAGCCGGCGACGTTTTCGTGCAGCTCGACAAGGGGGATGGGGTTACGCGAGCGTTTCACCCACGCGTCTTCGAGCAGCACGGCGCCGCGCAAACTGCGCGTAGCGAATTCAAGCAATCCCTCAGACGGGCCAGGAATCAAGATAACTTCGTGTGCTTGCGCGTCGACCGGGCCGGATCCGTCGTTGATGATGATGCCGCCGTCGTCGTCGAGGGCCCACCATTCGAGGGGGATACGCGCGGCGGTGAGAATGGCGCCGTCTTCGGCGTTGTCTTCGCGCTCGACGCCCCACAGCGACCAGCCGGCGAAGATCAAGTCGTCGACCGTCCAGAGCATCCGATGCCAGGGCGAGAGCACGCCGTCGGTGCGTTGCAGCCACGACGGTTGTTCGGCGAGCACGGCGGCGGCGTCGAGGGCCACGAGCGGGAGCGGCGCAATCTGCCCCGCGATAACGGCGCGGCCTTTCACGACGGCGGGAAGCGTCATCGCTTCGGCGCGAGTAAAGAATTGGCTTTCAGTTCCGAGGATGTCCGACCAGACGAGCTTTGTTGGGCCGGCGGTTTGAAATGGCGACACGACGCCGGTTCCGGTCGACTGTTGACGGGCCAGTGCTTCGCCGCTTTCAACTAGCTTGAGTGCTGTTCGTATTCCCACAGGCGAAAATATACACACATAAGACCAGTTTTTAGCAATCTGTCAACTCGTTAGCTATCTTTTCTTGATCGAGGCACTCGACACGATGCGCGTTTTGCCCGATTTGATAGACATATCGAACGTTCTTAGGGCGATATTCGCGGCGATCAGAGGGCAAATATCAACGGCTGCCGACTGCCGGCGCCCCCACGCCCACGCATTGTCGCCGAGGTCACGCTTGATGACGCCGGCCACGGCGGCGTTGAGGCTTGTTTGCTTGAAATGACGAAGCCGGCCCGACATTATTTCCTTCATAAACGATGCACACATAGCGCCGATGTCCTTATAGCCGATGGGGAAGCGGCGCGGCGAGGGGCGCCGGCGGGCGAGGGCTTCGACTTCGACCAGCGAAGCGCCGATGGTGTCGTGCCCGATTTGCACGCGGTACTTTGCCGAGAGGCGGGCAAGCTCGGGCACGAGCCATTCGGTACCCGGATCATGCGCGAGGATTTCCACATAGGTGCATCCGTCGTCGCCGCGCCATGCTGCCGCGATAGCTGCCGAGGATCCATTGGGGTTGACGTCGAAGCCGAGGGCGAAGTGTGCCGGCTTGCGCACGAATTCGTCGAGCCCTTCGTCGCGCCATTTGGCGGCGTCGATAGCTGATTTCGAAAAGTCTTCGGGCCAGACGCCGAGATATTCGCGCATGAATTGGGGAAGCGGCAACTTGAGAAAACGTTGCTTCATTTTGGGCAACGTCGTGAGGGTGCCGAGGCCAGGGTGCGCGGCTTCGATGATGGGCCGGCATGCGTCCCAGTCCTTTTCGCCGTTTTCTGTTTTGAGCTTGTCGGGCGTGAGGTCGGCGGGCGCGGCAAACTCGATGATGCCGGTACCCTCGACGCCGTTTCGGCCTTCTTCGAGGGTGTCCCAGAATAGGCCGGAACGATGCTCGCCGGCGGTACCGGCCACGACGAATTGGGCGCCGGGCCGGGTGTCCATCGTCGGCAGGATGCCGGCGAGCAGGTCGGCGGATACGTCGGCGCCGTGCTCTTGCGCTTCGTCGATGATGAGCAAGTCGCCGTCGTCGCCACGGAACGATTCACCCTTGGGCGGCACGACTTGAAACATGCTGCCATTGGTGAACGTCACGACTTGATGCCCGGCGCCCTTGAGTACCCGGAAGCCACGTTCGTACTCGTTAGGCCATAGGCGTTCGAGAATCCCGGCCATGTTCAGGAAGCGGTCACGCGCCTTCGTGCCCGACTGCGCGGTGAATAGCACGATGTACCCGGCGCGCATTTTGCAGCGTCCCAGGGCGAGCGCGAGTAGCGTTGTTGTCTTGCCGGCGCGGCGGGGAACACATACACCCACGATGGGCGCGACGGGCTCGCCGTCGTCGTCGTGCGCGTTGAGGGCGTCGGCAATTTTCCATTGTTGCGGCGTCGGTTCAAAACCCATGAGTTCGGCGCCGGCCAGGAATTCGACTTCCCACAATTCGGCGCGGTCGAACGTGCCGATGTGCAACGCCGGCACGCCTTCGTCGCGGCGGGTTCTAAACGTGCCGTCGGCATCCGTCGCGGCGCGCATAACTTCGGGCGACGTCGGCGCCGTCGACGTCGTCGATGCCCCCCCCTGAGAAAAACGGGGGCTCGACGTTTGGGCCGGCGCCCCCTTCGTCTGCCCCGCCCCAGTGTGAGAGAAATGTTTGC